GAAGTTCTTGGAGACGATTGTGGGTAATTACGCTCGTTCGACACGGTTGCAGGCTAAACTCATCGAAGGATAACCCGTGCATGTGCAACTGAGTGCAGAGGAGGTTCAGAAGCAGGAACACTCCTATGGCAGCACACAGGTCGAGCTTGATCCGACCAGTACTGCGTCGATCCAGTTGAATATCGCCCGAGCCGCCATCAAGGAGCAGGACTTGATGGACCCCGGCAAGGACGTGGACCCCAACCACGTCACGGTGCGGTATGGACTGGTGGATGACGAGCACGACCGCCTGAGAGCGTTCATTGCGTCTCAGCGCCCCTTCCAAGCCGAAGTCACACAGGTCCAGTTGTTTCCAGCCTCAGAGCACAGCGGTGGTGCTGTTCCGGTGGTGGCGCGTATCGGCAGTCCACATTTCCACACCATCGAGCAGCAGATTGGGAACTATGCGGCGTTCAAGGACAAGAACTTCCCGGTTTACGTGCCGCACTGTACGTTGGCGTATTGTAAACCCGAGGCGGCAGAGAAGTATGCCAACCTGATCGTGGGTGGCATCTTTACGGTGTCGTCTATCACGATCAGTCACGCATCCGGCGTGAAGGAAACGATCCCGTTCGGTATAGCGAACAAGTGGGACGCTACCGAACAAGTGCGGAAAGCCGATCCTGTGTCGGGGCGGTATGTCACACCGTTCGTGTCCTTCGACAAGCAGGGGGATGAGCAGCTACGGATGATTGCCAGCCTGAATTCCAGCCGCTTGGCGACATGGGGATTCACGGCAGAGGCCGAAGTGGTGGGCATGGCCCGGTATCGCTTGACGGCGGTGCTCGATGGTCGCACGAGCCGGTTCTGCCGCTTCATCAGTGGCAAGGTGTTCGAAGTAACTGACGCACGAGAGAAGGTCATTGAAGCCCTGAACGTGCAAGACCCGAACGATCTTCGTGTGGTGCAGCCGTGGCCCAAGCAAACGAACGCAGCTATGGCGGGATTCATGGAGATGAGTAACGAGGAGTTGGTGGCCAGAGGGCTGCACATCCCACCGTACCACCCACACTGCCGCACGCTTTGCCGATCTATCGAGGGTAGTAAGGGGAAGACCACCGAGGTCACACCCACTGTCCCAGCCGAGGCTGAAGTGTTCCAAGCGGTCACAGCGGCTGACTTGGCTGAGATGGGTATCGAGGCCACCCCAGAGAATGTGGCCCAGTGGAATGCTCACATCGGGATGAGTCCCACGGAGTTGCTGGCGAAGTTGACAGGTATGCCACCGCAAGAGGTGATGACGAAGGGACAGGGTGTCGGGGCGACTCCTATTCGGTTTGAAGAGGATGGAAACATTGCGCTGAAGGCGAGAGGTGGAGATCCTAAAGGAGTGGAGTTCAAGCTGGGTGCGCTCCTTGATCCGTTCACGGGTATCTTCTATCTGACGCAGGCCGAGTTAGTAGCCGGAACACCCAAGGCGGAATTGGCGTTTCTGAAGAATCTGTTCACGGAACTGATCAATGTCGGGGTCAAGTCGTCAGCCACCGAGTTAGCTGTTGGTGTCGCAGGGAATGCGGCCTACTTCGCTAAGCTAGGTTTCCTACCCGATGAAATTGACTGGGATGCCATTCGTCTGTTCGCACAGGCTGAGATTGAAGAAGGCGAGTTGAAAGCGGCGGTGGCGACACTGGCTCCTGCGGATCAGTTGCTCATCAGGCAGTTACTACAGGACAAGTCACCATCGGCGTTGACAGCACTGGTCGAGCTACCCTTCGTTTATGAGGGGAAGACGATTGGGGAATGGATTTTGGGAGAAACATCGGGCACATGGGCGTTGGATCTCGCTGATGAAGCGATGATGGCACAAGCCAAGGCGTATCTCTCATGAAACTGAAACCGATTTCGGTGAGTATGAAGTCCGTGGTGGCGAAACCTACGGCTCCGAAAGAGAAAGCCTATCAGCAGCTAGTAACCCGGCAGGGTGTGCATCCTGACCGGGCCAAGCAGTTACTAGGGCTGCAAAAATAGTTGTTGCATCCGAGGTATCTCTTGTACACTAGCGTCTGACTTTTTTGCAATCGGTTGCAACAGGAGCGGACATGCCCTTGCACATGACTGGGTTAGTATCGCGGACTCGGATGAACCATCCCGAGCAACACGAAACCCCCAAATCTCTGCCACCGTTCGAAAGCGTCCTGAAGTTCAATCCCAACCATGGCAAGGACGGTAAGTTCTCGGCTGGTCCCGGTGGCGGCGGGAGTAAACAGAGGCTCACCAGTATGGGTGATCCCATCGGCACGATCTACTACTCCGATGGTCAGACGCTGGTTCCCACCGGGAAGAAAGTAAAACCCCCGAAGGATGATCTCAAGAAGAATCCTATCGGTACGATTTACAGTAGTGACCGGACATTGATTCCGGTGAACGACATGTACGTCGAAGCTGTGACCGGCAATGTCTTCAAAGTACGAAGAGACTAGCCATGATTGTAACCCGCCGTATGCTGGTCCAGAAGTTCAATCCCAACCACGACGCCAAGGGGCGATTCGCTGAGAGCGGGAGTGGACGACGTGGTGGCACCGCAGGCGCACCCACCGAGGATGCCTTCGGCAATCCTTTGAAACGCCCCTCCAAAGGTGGACTGGAAAATTTCGTGAAGAACTGGAATAAACCCCCAGTCACAGGGACGGGTAAGTTTCACATCGAGAACCCGGCTGGACCGGGATTCCGTTTCAGTAGTGAGCAACGCCAACGACATGCCCGAATTATGTTCGGAGGGTAATCATGCCTCTCACGAACGGGTTGTTGACCAGTCGTGGTGCTGCGCTCAAGGGTGAAGGGCATATCCACTCGGAGAAGTGGCACCGCTGCATCGAGCATGTGAAGGCCAAGGGTGGTGACGTCGATCCCTACGCGGTCTGCACCTTCAGCATTGGCTACAACGAGTCGGTCAACAAGGAACACCAGACGCCGGGGCCGCACTCCTCGCGTGATACCCGCCGATTTAAGCGGCGGAAAGAACGTCAAGAAGCCGAGAAGATTGATTACGCATCCATCCTGAAATTCACTTAGTCATGTTCACTGAAGTCCTCAAGTGGAATGAGAGTCAGCATCCACGAGTCCCGGCTGGTAGTGGACGTGGTGGTGAATTCTCATCGAGTGGAGAGTCAGGGTCCACAGAGGGACTCGGGTCTCTCGGTCGAAGCACGCTTTCCCCTGATCAACAAGCCGCCCAGACTCGACTGGAGCGACAAGCCGCCAAGCGGATCTATAAAGTCAAGACCGCCGAAGAAGGCGTGATTCGCATTCTCAAGGGTGAGAACGTCGAGCTTCAGGACACGAAGTCTGTCCACACGGTGCTCAAGCAATTGGGCGAGATGGCGATTAGAGCCAAAAAGCTAGGCCGAGATGCACCTAACTTCGACCCGTGCAATATCACTGTCAAGGGTGCGAGTTTGTTCTGCACTCAGAAGATTAGGACCGAAGAATTTCCTAACGGCATCCCCCGCATTGAGATGCCGCAGTTCAAGTCGAAGACTCCCGTACCGGGGAGTCCTGCGGATAAGCTCCCGAGAGATACGAACGGAGAGGTGGATGCGACCAAAGCCTTCCTTGATCACTTAGCGGTCTCGGGTATCTCATCCAATCCGAACGGCAAGATGCTGGCGCGTAAGCTCAAGGCCAGCCAAGCTGAGATGGAGGGGGTCAAGGTTGCCGGGATGATGCTGGCAAAAAACCGTGACCCGAAGAAGGCGAAGATTACGGTCACACGGGATGGATACGTCCTCGATGGGCACCATACATGGGCCGCAGCAGTCGGACGTGATGCCGAGGATGGTAACCTTGACAATGATATGGAAATGGACGTCGTGATAGTGGATCTTCCGATGTCCGTGGTCTATCATGAGTCCGTCGCGTGGACGAGGCAGTATGGACTTCCGTCGCAGGGCGTGAAGAAGTGGGATCACGCTACCGTGCTCAAGTTTTTCAGATAACCCCAGCATAGGAGACGACCGATGACTGATACACCAAGTCAATTACCCACCGATCCTGACGAAACCGAGCCGCCGACCGAACCCGTCGATCCCGAGGAGCCAGAAGAACCCTCGAAACCCGGCAAGCCGGATCAGGGGCTTCCCGGTAGACCGGGTGTTGGACGTCCCGGTGGACCGGGTGGACCCGGCAGGCCGGGGCAGGGACCGGGACCGAGTGGACCGGGAAAACCCACGCAGTTGCCAGCCGAGCCAGCCAAGGGGCCGGGACCAAAGAAGTAACCCACGTAGAGGAGAAGTTCTGTTATGTCAACACGCCCTGTCATGTTTGTTGGAATGCTGACGTTCACCGATGAACCATCGGTGCCCGGTCAGCCACCTTACCCGAGCACAGGACCGGGTTTTCCCACACACCCGATCCAGCTACCGCCATGGGCGGGTGGATGGCAACCCAGACCCGATCAAGGACTGCCGCCATTCCCGAGCCACCCGATTGTGATACCGCCCGGTGGCGTGTGGCCACCCGGTGGAGGTCAGCCACCGTACCCGAGCACAGGCCCCGGTTTCCCGACGCACCCCATCCAGTTGCCCCCGTGGGCCGGGGGGTGGCAACCGCGTCCGGAGCACCCGATCTACTACCCGCCCGGTAGTGGTGGCCCCGGTGGTCAGCCGCCGTATCCGTCAACGGGACCGGGCTTCCCGACGCACCCGATCCAGCTTCCACCGTGGGCTGGCGGTTGGCAACCACGACCGGATCACGGCTTGCCGCCGTTCCCGTCGCATCCCATCGCGGGATATCCGTGGCCGCAGCCGCCGCAGCCACCGGGTGGTGGATGGCCGGGTGGTGGGTCACCGCCAGAGGCACCGGGATTCGAACCCGTGGGTGATCCGGGTCCGTTGGCTGGTTACCAGTGGTACTGGTCTCCGACCTACGGCTGGCTGTTGGGCGTGCCGCCACAGGGCGAGACGTCACCGCCTGAAGCCACCACGAAGCCCGGTGGAGATAAGCCACCGGTTCCGGTGCAGCCGGTGAAGAAGTAGTAGTAAGCCAAGAGGGTTGGCAACTGATTGCAATCACGGATCAGTTGCTAACCCGATTGGGGTGTAAAATGTCAGAGAGAAAACTGGTCGTCAAACAGGAGGCGGAACTCCAGATTGTGTTGGGTGAGGTCTATGCACCCAACCGCCCTGATGCACAGGGTGAATACATGACGGCTATCGAGATTCGCAAGATGGCGCACGAGTTTATTCGCTCCGGCAAGATGGGGCAGATTGACTTGATGCACGGCAACAAATTGATGCAGGGGTCGAGTGTTGTTGAGTCTTTTGTGGCTGATGACTCCGATACGCGGTTCCTGCCCGGTTCGTGGGTCATCGGTGTCCACATCCCAGACCCTGCCCTGTGGGCGTCTATCAAGAAGGGCGATATTAACGGGTTTAGTATGGAAGCCTTGGTCACCCGGCACGACATGGATGTGGAGATTGAGATTCCCCCGGTAGTAACCGGGCTGACCAGTAAGAATGAAGACCACGAACACAAATTCTTCGTCACGTATGACGACAAGGGTGAGTTCAAGGGTGGAATGACGGATGTGGTCAACGGGCATTCACATGTCATCGTGGCCGGGACACATACGCAGGATACTCAGGGTCACCGTCATCGATTTTCAAGCGTGGACAATGTCCGAATCTTGAGGTAATCTTATGCCGATTTTTCGGACCAAGCTGAAGCAGTTGCGTGACGCGGACGTGCGATTCATTTCACTGGTGGACCGAGCCGCCACACGTATTCCGTTCCGAGTGTTGAAGCGTGAGAAGGAGAGCGAAATGGGGATTGACCTGACGCGAGTGTTCAAATCGGACGGAGAGGCACCGAAGCCGTTTGTGTCGGCAGTGGTGGTCTTCGCCCAGAAGGATGAAGCCGCCGCGAAACAAGTGCTGGATGCCATCGAGAAGCACGGCTTCCGGACGGATCGCGTCCAGAAGTCGGATGGTGGCGAAACGCTCGTGTTCGCGCAAACGGACCAGCCCAAGGACGTGCAGCTTGTGCGTCTGAGCGATCAAGTGCTGGTGTCCGTCGCCAACTTCCAGACACCCTCTGGTTGGATTGGTGACCAGATTGACGAGCACGGATTCTTCCCTGACCTGAAGATGGCCTCACAGGGCCTGCACGAAGAGGTCATGAAGGTCTCCAAGTCGGACACGCCACAGGATCATGCTCAGGCCGCGCTGACCAGCTACGCCGAGTACCTGAACCAGATGATCATGCTTCCGGTGGAAGCGTTCAAGCTGGACGAGGCCGTTACCGAGATCGTCAAGAAGTGCTCTTGCGAAGCGCCGAAGGAAGAGCCGGTGAAAGAGGAGCCGAAGAAGGAAGAGAAAGTGGCTGGCGAGAAGATGACCGGCAACCCGGCCAAGAAGGTGATCAAGGAGTCCGAAGAGGACCGCAAGAAGCGCATCAAGGATCACCCGCCGTCTGAGATGGCTCCGGTCGATGAGGAAGACGACCAGAAGCCGCCGCCAGAGGAAGAGGCCAAGAAGAACGACAACGCCATTTTGGCCGCGTTGAACGACCTGAAGACCACCACCACGGCGCAATTGACTGCACTGACCACGAAGTTGGAGACGGTGGTCACCGAGCAGGGCAACCAGAAGAAAGTGCTTGACGACGTGGTGAAGAAAGCTGACACTCTGGGAGAGAAGTTGGGTGCGACGGTGGTCGCTCCCGTGGTGTCAGAAGATCGTCCCGCAGGCCCCGCCCGGATGCGTGTCCAGAAGGACGATGATCCTCGGACGGGTAACTTCGACACCGCGTTTCTGCGCCGTCGTAAGTAGCACGACCAGATCCACCACCAACACGTTGTTACAGGAGATGACATGACGAATCAGGAAGTAATCCAAAAAGCGGATATGGCGCTTTCGGATCTGGCGACGGCTGGCAAGCTAAATCCGGAGCAGACCGACCGCTTCATTCGCACCCTCATTGACCAGCCCACCCTGTTGGCTTCCATCCGTACTGTCGCCATGGGCGCACCGGAGATGAAGATCAACAAGATCGGCTTCGGCTCCCGAGTGCTGCGACCTGCGGTCAGCGCCACACCACTGGCTGACTCGGATCGCGTGAAGCCCGATCTGGGACAGGTGAACTTGGCGACGAAAGAAGTCATCGCTGAAGTCCATTTGCCCTACGACGTGATCGAGGACAACATCGAGAAGGGCAACATCAACGTGCCGATGCAGACCGGCGCGGGTGGGTTGCACCAGACGGTGGTGGACCTGCTTGCGGAACGAGCCGCACTCGATCTGGAAGAGCTTGGCATTCAGGGTGACACCGCGAACCTTGCGGACGCCTATCTGGCTCTTCAGGACGGCTACCTGAAGCTGGCCACCGCGAACGTCACCAACGTCGGTGGCGTGTTCGACAAGGCGGCGGTCAAGCAGGCGTTGAAAACGATGCCGACTCGGTATCTGCGGAACCGCAGTGCTATGTCCCACTTCGTGTCCGTGGACAACGAGACGGAAATCCGTGACCAGTACGGTGCCCGTCAGACCGCACTCGGTGACGCACAGGTGCAGGGCCTGCTGCCCGTCTACATCTACGGCTCCAAGGTGACCCCGGTCGCGCTGATGCCGGGACCGCAGGGCCTGTTCACCGATCCGATGAACCTGATCTTCGGGATTCAGCGGAACATCATGATCGAGTACGACAAGGACATTCGCGCCCGAGTGTTCATCGTCGTGCTGACCTGCCGCATCGACTTCGCCATCGAGGAAGTCAACGCGGTGGTGAAGTACACGGGCATCACGGGCAGTCGGTAACGAATCACCAAGCAGCCACGGACGGAGAGGGAGCTTCGGCTCCCTTCTTCGTTTTTGCAATCAGTTGCACTATACTTCGACCAAGGAGTGGTGAAATGGCATTGAAGACAGAGACGAAGCCAGTGACGGAACCTGCGGCACAACCACAGGCACAGCCGCAGACGACCGTGTTGGAATTGGCGCTCTACACCCAGTACACGTGGGGTGGCGAGACGTATGAGAAGGGCAAGCCCTACCGCTTCCGATCTGTGGACGCCATGAAGTTGCTGGCCGAGACGGACACCGGACGTCCCGTCTGGAAGCTGTATCAGGCACCGAAGCCGCGTCAGGCTCCGAAGAACGAGATCATGGATGCGACGGGTGTTCAGGTGACGGTCCCCGGCGAACCCATCAATGTACCTCCCGCTGCGAAGCGCATCGATATCGGGAGTGATGACGAGATTCAGGACATTCTGAAGAACGAAGGTGGAGACGTCACGGTCTAGCCATGCAACGCCCTGCCATGCCGCTGTTCGTGGACGTGCAGGATGTGATCCTGCGAATGCAACTCAGCAAGGATCTGGCTGGGATTGAAGAGGTGGTGTCTTCAGGCATCCAAGCCGCCCAGTTGCACGTCGAACGTGTGATTGACGGTAAGCTGCGTCGTCAGAAGCAGGACTGTCGCTTCTTCATTGACTCGGAGTCGTTCTCTGGCATCGCTCCGGGTGGTCTGTATCGTCTGGAAATTCCCAGCGGATTGGTTCGGCAGGATGTGCCACAGACGGTCTCCTACAGCAATGAAGGTGGACCGTTCATGCCGCATGCGACCATCGATCCGGGCCTGATGAAGATTGACTATCCACGGGGTTATCTGTATCTGGATGCCGAGACCTACGCAGATAGCTACGTTCGGATTCAGTGTGACACGGGGTTCGAAGATGGCACCCGAGTCCCAGACTCTACGGACATTGATGAGTGGCAGATCGACAAGCAATACGCAGTGGATGAGACCGCAGGGTATCAGGGGAAGATGCACCGCTGTATCGCGGTTCCACCCATTGGCACGCCACCATCGAACGCAGCCTACTGGAAGCCAGACTACGTGCCGATGGAGCCGATCCCTGACCCCATCTACGAAGCCATCATGTCGCTGGTCCCGATGGTGTTCAACGCGCAGCAAACCACGAATCGAAGTGCCCAAGCCAAAGATCAATACAAGACGCTGACCGACCACGCGAACATCTTGCTCCAGCCCTACATGCGGACACAGGGATTCACGTTCAGGTCTATCTGATGCAACCCAAGAATCAGAATCTCACCAAGACGTCGGAGTCGGAGTCCAAGTCTTCTGAGCATCCGATCCCCGGAGACAAACCAGAAGGCATCGTGGAACCGCCTGCGACGGCGACCAAAGAGAAAGCGGCGAAGGAAATCAAGAAGCGTCGAAAGAAATGAAGCTGCTGACCGTCACTGTCACTGGACAGCCTGCGTTGGAGAAGTCCATCGCGGGACTGGCCGACGCCCTTGATCCAGTGAAGATTCTGGACGAAGGTGCAGCCGTCATTTACAACCGGTTACGTGCTCGATTCCTGATTCAACAAGCTCCGGATGGATCGACGTGGCCGGTCTCTCAAGCGGCACTCCGCAGAGCGCGAAGCGGACGGGGTGGTGGGACGCTGTTCGATACGGGCAAGCTGTTTCGTAGCATCCAGTTGTATGCGGAGAGCCAGCATACGAGAGCCATCGGCACGAACGTGACGTCGCCCCAAGGATTTTCGTATGCGGAGAAGCATCAGTTCGGTATCGGCTTCCCAGCGCGTGTGTTCTTAGGTTTCGCCAATGAAGACCTTGACTTGATGGCGCGAGTCATCATCCGAAGGATTGCTCAAGGGTTGAAGGCAGGCCAGACGCCATGATTGCATTTTGCACGACATGCGGCGGCACTGATGTGGTGCGTGATCCAGACTGTGATCATCCGGGTGTAGGGATTTGTAAGACGTGTGGACCTTGCTTCATTGATGATCGGCCAGACGATCCCATTGTTGATCGGGTAGACGATGAGCAAGCTCACTGAGGTACTGGACGAAGCCAGCACACGGTTGCTGCGATTGAACGCCCCACCGGTCAACCTGACGGGTAAGGTGGTCATTGCCTACGATGAGAACGACCTACTCGATGTGCTGAAGGGTGTGCGGTCCTATCCAGCCGTGGGCATCGTTTACGAAGGTATGCGGTCCATGTCAGAAGGTGGACCCACCGCCCGAGTCGGTATGTCGGGTGAGATTGTGCTTGGTCTAGTATTGGTGGAACGTGGCGACGAAGTTCACAACACGCTTCAGAAGAAGGTCCGAGCCATCGAGTATCTGGACGCCATGCGGTTCCAGTTTATTGGCCAGCGAAGCACAGTAACCAACCACTTCTGGCACTTTATGGTGGAAGCCCCAGCGGCTCTTAGGTCCGGAGCCGTGTGTTGGGTGCAGCGATGGAGCCTGCCTGTCCAGATGGTGCATTCTGAAGGCAGTCCGACCACCCCACCTCGCCATCCGTTCTACGATCCTGCTTGTAAGTAGTCATGCTCGTTTCCTGCATACTGCCGACGAAGAACCGAGCGGCGTTCATACCGCAGGCTATTCGTTGTTATCAGTCCCAGACATATCCCCACAAAGAACTGGTCATCGTGGACAACGGAGATGATGGGACCGAGAAGTTGATTCCTGCCGATCCCACCATTCGGTATGCGAAGGTTTTCGGGAAGTTGACGGTGGGGGACATGCGGAATGCCTGTGCGAATTGGTCCCGAGGCGAATACATTTGTCACTTCGATTCCGACGATTGGAGTGCCCCGGAGAGGGTGACAGATCAGGTCACACGGTTGGGTGAGTTCGGAGTCCTGACCGGCTACCACGACATGCTGTTCTACGATGAGCGTGACGGGAAGCTGTACCAGTGGCACATGCCGCACTCCCCGGCCCGGTTCGCACTGGGCACGTCGATGTGTTACCGCAGGATCTGGTGGCGTAGCCATCCGTTCATGTCGATTCAGATCGGGGAAGACATTCGGTTCTTTCGGCAGGCCATGCGCGAAGCTCATCGTTTCGTACCAACAGCCCCCGCAGGACAGATGATGGTGGCCCGAGTCCACGACTACCAGACCAGTAAGAAGTCTCTCAACAAGACCAGCTACCGACCGATGCCGCCTACGGCGTTACCCCCGGCGTTCCCATGCGGTTTAATATCGTCAGCAATCTAGCGAACGGCGTAGGTCTGCAACGCAATTATGAGTTGCTGAAACAGGCACTGGAAGCTCGTGGGCATTCGGTGCAGGGAGTGCAGTTCAATGCCCATCCTTTACTCGCCCCATCAGCCGATGTGAATATCTTCGATGAGGTGGTCGCCCCTGAAGCCTTCAGGGCGGCTCCGAAGAACTGGGTGATGCCCCATCCTGAGTGGTGGTTTGCTGGGTGGGACGGGTATAAGTGGGATTTGGTGCTGGCGAAGACCCATGATTGTGAGCGGATTTTCCGAGCAAAAGTGGGGGATAAATGTCAATATCTCGGGTGGATTGCCAAGGACTTGTATCGTGAGGGCATTCCGAAGGAACGGAGGTTCCTGCACGTCGCAGGCAAATCCAGATTCAAGAATACTCATGCGGTGATTCAGGGGTGTCAGTTGGCGAGAGTGCCGCTGACGGTGATTGGAGAGCATGTCGTCCCGGCTCGACGGGTGTCTGAACAGCAGTTGATTCACCTGATGAATTCGCATTTCTGCCACGTGATGCCGTCTGCCTACGAAGGCTATGGCCATGTGCTGCATGAGTCGCAGAGCACCGGGCAAGTGCTGATTACGACCGACGCTCCACCGATGAACGAGATTGTGCCGTCATATCGAATCCCGAGTACCGGAACGAAGCCACACCACGCGGCTCCGTTGCATCAGGTGTCGTCGGTGGACGTGGCCAATGCGGTGAAGAATGTGGCGGCGTTGTCCGAGTTTGAAGTGGAAATGTTAGCGGTGGCGGCACGAGACCAGTACGAAGAGGACCAGAAGGCTTTTTATGTCGCATTGGATGGGTTGGTAGGTCGTCATGGACTTAACTTTCACTGATCACGGCCATAATCTGGCTCTGCACAACATTTTGCAATCGATTGCCAAGCAGCGGAGGATTACCGCCTACTTAGAGGTGGGTGTCTGCTACGGGCATTCACTGGCGGCTATCCTGAAAGAGCAATTCCCCAACCGGTTGGCCCTGTGTGATACGTGGGGTGGCGAGTATGGGGGAGAGCAATTCGGTGGTCCGACGCACATCGAAGTCTTGTTGCAGGAGAAGAAATATACCCGCCCGGTGACGTACTTGAACGGGTCGTCGCATGACCTGTTGAAGAAGTACATCGGGCAGTTCGATCTGATCACGGTGGATGGTGATCACAGTGCGGTGGGTGCCCGAGAGGATCTGGAAGACTGTTGGAAGCTGCTTCTGCCCGGTGGCTTACTGGTGTTTGATGACTTGACTCATCCGTCGCATCCGGAGTTGATCACCGTATATCGTGACTTCATCCAGTCGGTGGATGCTCAGGTCGTTCATGAAGACATGACCCCGATGGGAGTGGGCGTGCTGTGCAAGACCTCTTGATTGTCCCGACGTTTGACCGTCCGGAGATGCTGTGGCTCTGTCTGGAGCACATCGCCAAGAGCCATGGCACCAAGGACGTCTTGACGGTCGTGTATGTGGACGCTCACGTTGGACATATGCCACCTCGGGATGAAATTGAACAAGTCATTGCGAAGTTTCCACAGCTATCTATTCGGGTTATCTATCGCCAGCCGCACACGTTTCATGGCAACAGCTTTAATGTGATGATGGCGTTCAAGGATGCTTACCATACAAAGGCCGAGCACGTCTTCATGATTGAAGATGACGTGATGGTGCATCCGGACTTTTTCCTGTGGCACCGTCAGCAGCATGCTGATCAGGCATTGGGGTGCAGCATCGGCGTCGTCAAAGAGCCGCAGTACGGGCACTATGCGTCATTGGGGGTGTGTTTTCAGCGTGACATGCTGAGGCTGATCATCCCGCACTGTCAGGTGGCGTACTTCAGTAATCTCCGAGCCTACTGCAAGACGAGATTCCCACCGTCGAAGACGGATTGTGAGCAGGATGGCGTGTTTTGCCGGGTGTTGGAAGGGCTTCCAGTGGCGTGGCCATTGGTGCCCTATGCCCAACATGTCGGGTGGTATGGTTACCACCGAAAGAAAAGCGTGCGACCTCAAGGTGATTTGTACGCACGCTACCAACAGGTTAAGTATGTTTTGACTAATCCGGTGGTTTTGCGTCAGTGGGTGAAAGATTTCGGGGATATTAAGCTCTTGCAATTGAGTGCAACGAGTGGCACAGTATCCAGTGCAGCCGAGTAGGTTGTCAGGTTCAAAGGAGAACGCTGATGAGTATGGTAAATGTTCAGAACCTTGGGTTTGGCGGGTCTGGTATTCCCGACGCCTTGCCCAAGGCGATTGCCGAACTCCAAGGCATGAAAATGTCTGTCGTGACGGGAGCAGCGGCAGGCACGGTGGTTGCGGTGCCGGGGATGGACCCGGAAGATCACATCGGAGCCGTCGTCAACCTGACAGATTTGGTGGACGTGGCGATGAACACCATCTCCATCAAAGGACGAAACGCTGAAGCCACCATCACCTGTCTGGCCACCGCCGTAGACGGCGACAAGGTGACGGTGAACGGCAAGGCGTACACGTTCAAGGACGTGGTGGTTCACCCCAGCTATAACGCACCCCCCAACATCGTTCCCACCGACATCACCCCATCTGGTTCTGACCCCGTGGACATGGCCGCGAAGCTGGCCAAGGTCATCATGTCGGGGGACAGCACCCTGACGGCGTCAGTGGAGCTTGGTGCAGGCTCACCGCCACTCATGAACGTGGTTCGCGTCAAGGTGCGTCAGCCGGGAACGTCTGGCAACGCCTACACCCTGACCGAGACCGGCAACGCGGTGACCGTGTCCGGTGCCACCTTTGCAGGCGGCACGGCGGCAGGCAGCGCAGGCTTCGTCAGCAGCGTGTCTCTGGCCGCGAAGAAGCTCTTGGTGCTCTGGTACGACAAGGCACCGGGTGCCGCCACCATGCCGCTGCTCTTCGGCGTGCTGGACCATATGGAGTCGCCGCCTGAGTACGTGCTGGAAGTCACCTCGCTGGAGCCAGCACAGGCCGTCATCGGAGACGAGAGCTTCAACCTGACCGTCCGTGGCACGGGCTTCGGGCCGGATTCGAAGATCGTGTTCAACGGCTACGAAGAGCCGACCATCTTCGTGTCACCGGAAGAACTGACGACCGGCGTCAACATGGACGTCTGGAAGGGTCCGTCAGAGCCGCTTCCTGTGAAGGTGCGGACGGGCTTCGGAGACGACAGCAACGAAGTCATGTTCCAGTTCTTGGCGGAAGGTTCGGTGGTGTCGCCACCGGAAGAAGGCGAAGTGTCACCCCCGGAAGGTGCTGAGGGCATGGGCACCAAGAGCGGTGGCAACCTGAACTTCAAGGGCAGAAACAAGGCTGGCCGCTAGTTAGCCGTTACTTCAAAAGAAGGAGATTCAGATGAGCACTTTTGATGCGGCCAACTGGTACTTCAGTGGCCAAGGCGTAATCATGGTGGGGCGTCGTGACCCCATCACGGGCAACCCGATTGGGCTGCGACCCATCGGCAACTGTCCGGAAATGCGGTTGGGCATTGCCACAACCGTCGTCAACCACAAGGGGTCACAGGACGGCCAGAGGGCCACTGACGCTCGACTCCAGACCGAAGTCAACGTGACGTGCTCCATCACCGTGGAAAACTGGAACGCCAAGAACCTCGCAGAAGCCACTCGTGGTGATGACATCATGATCCCGGCTGGCACGGCGACGGACGAAGAATTGAAGGGCTTCCCCGGTCGTGTCACGTCGCTCCGCTACATCGACGTGAGTGCCTTGGTGCTCAAGCAGGGTGGCACGACGTTGACACTCTACACGGACGGCACCGTGCCGTGGGACTACAAGCTGAATCCGGATGCGGGTTCCATCATGATGAACGACGGTATCCTGATGGACTTCGCAGGGTTCTCACCGGCTTCACCTGTGGACCCCGAAGGAGAGGATCTGGAAGCGACCTATCAGTACGGCGAACAGTTCCTCGTCTCGGCCATGACCCGTCCGATCACCGACAACTGGCTGCGGTTCGAAGGTCTCAACACTATCGAGTCCAACAGCCCGGTTGTGGTGGACGTGTTCCGCTTCAGCAACGACCCGCTGAAGGAACTCGCCCTGCTGTCCGACACGTTCGGGCAGTTCGTGATCGAGGGTTCAGTCCTCAAGGACGACACCCGACTGGCGGGTTCGAACTACTTCAGCATCAAGAAGCTGAAGTTCGCTCCGGACAACGCGATCAACTAGACGTCACGTGTTCAACGGGGGTGGGTGGTCTAGTGTCCACCTGCCCCCTTTCGTATTCGTAGGCCGACAAGGAGTGTTATGGCCAAGCAGACCGTAAAGATAGCGGACCTCGCACAACTCGCACGACCTGTGGATATCTCCGATGATCAGCAGATCATGGTGCGTGCGCTGAGTTTGCGCGAGATGGTGGGCCTGTTCATCGACTCTCGTGAAGTGTTCCTGCCGCTGTATGCCGCAGGGATGGAAGGCAAAATGTCCGCAGATGAACTGGGGCCGTTTCTGTTGACGGCACCGGGCATCGTTGCCAAGATCATCGCACTGGCATCGGATGACCCAGACTCAGCATCGGTCGTGGAGTCTCGGATGCCTGCAACGGTGCAACTGATTGCACTGTCTGAAATCTGGAAGGCGTCGATCCCTGATAAAAAAAAAGCGACCCTCTTGTTATCCGAGGTGACCACGCTGTTGCAAAGGCTATCCGAAAAAGAAGAGCAAAAGAACCTGCTGACTCCTTCTCCGACGATATTGCAACCTCAATAGAGATACTGATCGTCAATGGGCATCGGCCAGCAGAAATTTGGGACTACTCACTACGAGCGATGCAGGTATATCTTGATCTGATTCTGCTTCGCCAACGTCGCCAGTTGTATGACCTGACCGTGGCGGTTCGACATACACAGGGGTCTGACAACAAGGTGTTCAAAGAGTTCTTGGGTAGTCTGCAAGGAGACGAGTAATGTCAAACGGCTCCTCCGCGATGGAACTGAAAGTCCTGATCAACATCCTGCAAAGTGGTGCGGGATTACAGTCTATTCTGGCTCAGGTCAATCAAGTTTCGGCTGCGCTGACCAAGCTCCAAGCGCAAGCCAACGCAGCGGGTGGAGCGTCTGGCGTCGGTACCCAATCAGCCCAAGCCACGAATGCCGTCGCAGCGGCGGCGGCAGCAGCAACAACCGGTCTCCAAAGCATGGGGGCGGCTGGCAACGTCGCCAACCTCAGTCTGGCCTCTCTTGAGAAAACCGTAAATAAGGTCGTGGCCGCTGTGCGGTTCATGACCGTAGGGTTCTTGGGCCTTCAGAGTGTGCGTTTCCTGAAGGGCTTGGCCGATGAAGCGGCTCGTGTGCAGGTCTTGGGGACGGTGCTGCACGTCGTGGCCCAGAACGCTGGCATGACGGCAGAGGAAATTGACAAGGTAGACAAGCAGATTCAGCGATTGGGCATTACGGCAGAGTCAAGCCGAAAGTCCTTGACCCAGTTCATGCAGGCGAAGCTGGATCTGAAGTTCGCCCCAGCCTTGGCTCGGGCGGCTCAGGATCTGGCCGTCATCTCCGGAGTCAACTCGTCCGATACGTTTGCCCGAATGATCGTGAACATCCAGCAGTTGGACACGCTGGGTTTGCGGTGGATGGGCATTGTCATTGACCGTAATCTAGCAGAACAGAAGTACAAGGAGAACCATCGAGAGATTACCGGTGCCCTGCAAAAGCGACACATGCAGGAAGCCTTGATGCTGGAGGTGTTGGAGAAGGCCAAGCAGTTGGAAGGCACCTATTCCAGTGCCATGGGTGACGTCGGCAAGCAGTTGACGT